AGCGAGGCTGACGGGCTAATCGATGCTGACGGGCTGAGTGACGCACTCGGACTACGCGACGCTGACGGGCTGATAGACACCGACGCGGACGGACTAAGCGATGCACTCGGGCTGCGTGACAATGATACTGAACTCGACGGACTAATCGATGTCGACGGGCTGATGGATGCTGACGGGCTACGCGACTTCGATATAGATGCCGAGGGCGACGACGATATGGACGCTGAACTAGACGCTGACGGACTATACGAGGCTGACGGACTGCGTGACAATGATACCGAACTTGACGGGCTAATCGATGTCGACGGGCTGATAGAGGCTGACGGGCTATGCGACGCGGACGGGCTAGGCGACAGCGACACCGACGCCGACGGGCTGAGTGACAGCGACGGAGAACTTGACGGTGAACGTGATTGTGACGCTGACGGCGACATTGACAGAGAACCCGACGGCGACATCGATGTAGACGGCGACAACGAATACGACGACGACGCGGACGGACTAAGCGAGGCTGACGGACTAATCGATGCCGACGGGCTGATGGACGGCGACATAGACAGCGAGATAGATGCTGACGGGCTACTCGACACAGATGCTGACGGCGACACTGATGCGGACATTGATGCGATGAGGGCATCAATTGCAGACAGGTTAAGCTGAACCACATCGACTACCGAGAACCGCCCATAGGCACGTGTCCCAAGCGGATGCAGCAATTTCATCAGGAGGCCGCGATAGCGATCAAAGGATTCGGCAGCTTTCACCACATAGGTATGGTCATTATAGAAATCTGCATCCTGCAAATATTTGTTAGAACTCAAAAAACCACGAGTCGTGGTAAACTGCCCAGTGTATTGTGTTTTCGCGCCGAACACAGGTACCAATGTTGCGTGTATGACGTCGGCGGTGTTTACCGTCGGTCCGTGAACTGCTGTAACAATAACCGTATTGGCATCTGTAAAGTTGACGCCACTAGTATCCAATGCAACCGTTTTAATCTGTCCCGCGCCCTGTTTCACGGATATTGTCGCCGGGGCAAATATGGGCGCCGTGCGACCTTCCGTGCTAGTGCCCGTACTCACGTCCGCGACCGTATCATACCACCAGAGTGCCTGCACTTCCGCATCTGTCGCAGACACCGCAATCGTCGGCGGTACCACATATCCGGTGCCCGCAGAGGTCAGCGCGATGGTATTAATGCTACCATAATTGGCAATCCCCCGCTCAACCATTGACTTAATCGTCGCGGTGGGATACGTCGCAAAGGTACTCGCCGTGACGGCCGTCGTTATAGGCGTATATGACGTGAAGGAAGTATTGTTCGCAATGGAGACAACGACCACATCTTCATTTGTGGCAGGAAATTTTAGATGCGTGCCCACAGTCAGAGATGTTGTGAATGATGTGCCAACACCTGTGACGACGGTGCAAGCGGCCGTTGATGTCACGTTACCCAGTTGTACGTTTGCGTAATCTTGTTTAAGAACCGCATCGTCGGTCTGTGTCAACAAGGACGCCTGATTGGCAACGGTCTTCAAATAGAATTGTGTAGTGCCGCTATCCGAGACTGCGTTGCCGGCCAATCCAGATGCAAAATACCCGACCGGGGTAGCGCACATATCACATGTGTTGGCGTTTTCTACTGTGTCATAGACACCACCGCCCACAACGAAGACTTTCCCTGTATAGCCTTCGTCCACAGCCGTGTTCGCGTTCACAAACGGCTGTACCGACGTATCCACCACCAACATCGACACATTTGCCAACTCGGCGGTCGTGTGTGCGCTGTCCGTCCAGACCCACGGCGTATAGAAATCCTTCGCATCGGCCGCATCGAACACATAAGACAAAAGAACATCGAGATCCTTGCCGTCGAAGGCAGCAACACCAGTGGACGCACCATAGTCGGCCGTTCCCATGGTCACGGTCGCGGAGGCGTTGACGAAGGGGTCGATTGACAAATCGAGATAGAGTGAATTATCCGCGTCGTCTAGGACAGAGATGTGCGCAGACGCACCGCTACCAGACGCACTGCTGAAGATGGCGGGTTCGTTGACAAGAAATCCGTCGCCTCCATCAGTTACGATGACGCCGGCAACCGAACCGACTGTCGTCGCGTACACGTGTGCGGAGGCGCCATACCCACCACCCCCGGTGATAGTGACAGTGTCGCCTTTCTCATAGTCGGTGCCGCCGCCGCCGACGGTAATACCAGAAATCACCGTCAAAATAGTCGTTTCAATTTGCGTTGTCGTATCTACATTCAGCAACGTTTGACCGGCACTGAACACGCCGCGGTCGCTTCCATACCGCAGATATAATTCATGTATTTGAACATGTTCTGGTCCGACGAGGGACGAGACAACACGTTCAACTTCTGCGGTCCCTGTTGTACTCTGAATTCGTTGCCCCGCATAATATGACGGGACATCCGCCTCGGCCCCCGCACCAGTTAGTTGCACTTTCAGCGTCAGCGGCGCAGACCACGTAGCATCACTGGTTTTGAGAATGTCCGTGCGCGGGTGGTACAGTTCGGCATCTGTATTAAAGAAGACGCGGAAGAACCACTTAATACTATCTTCTGTGCCTTTGTTCTGATAGAAATCGTGTAGGCTGCGCACAAACCAATCAGTAGAAACGTGCGCATACTGTGGATAGTTCTTGGCGAACATACCCACGAACTGGGTCTTGAACTCATCAAGCGTTGTGGCGCTGTCTCGATACTCCAACAGGCGCCGCGTTTCGTATAACGGGCCGCCATACACCGTCGTTGTATTTGCCGTCGTAAGAGACGTAATACTGGCGTCCGACACGCCTGTTGTGAGGGCCGACGACAACTCCAGAACCGTGTTATTGGCAATAGAGTTCTCGGTGGACCGTATGGTGGCTGTGGTGGTACCTCCGAGTAGGATAGATTGCCCCGCAAGCAACTCCGTGGTAAAGAGTGTACCCGTACCTGTGAGTGTGGTGGAAGATGTATTTGAGACTGTGCCCGTAAGCCGGGTTTCGCCGGGACCATACGCAGGCGTGATTGCGTTCGTCGACGTTGTCCGGCCTTCTTCAAGGAAGCGGATAAATGCCGTCACAAATTCGACAAAGACCGGATATTCGCTTTCCGCGAAATCCGGGATCGCCGTCTTAATGAGGTGTGTGAAGTCTTGGCCGTTAATATAAGGGCGCATAAGATGTTATCGCAACACTCCACCCTGATAAAAATCATTGGCGGCGGTCGTTACTGCATCATCCGCAACATCTACACGAATAGAGGTTGCGTCGATGGTGAATATCCGATTCAAACTCGGCACCAAATCAGACCGTACGGGTAGCACGTTGAGCCGAATGTCCAAGTCGTCGTCCTCGATTCCCGTTGGAATAAATCCTGTAATGGTGACAATACCTGTTGTGATATCTACCGCACCAATCGAATCTTGCACGACCACTTGTGTTTGTGCCGCGCTTGTGGTGGTGTTTGACAATGCGACAACCTGCAACACATTGTTCGCTTCGGCAAAATAACAGTTTGTAAACGAGGTTCCATTCGCCGCAGTGTATCCGAATCGATGCCCCGTCAACTGTGTTGTGGGAAGAATGGCACTGGCATTTCCTGTGCGCAACAGTGGCGTACCAAACTTGAGTGTCAGTGTATTGCTGGCATTGAGTGTGGGATACATACGTTTCTGTATCTCCACGCGCGTCAGCGAACTGGAGATGGCGGGATCGGTATCATCGATGGCCCGCGCAAGACGCGAAAAACGAAATGCGGTATCGAACTTCTCCACAGCCGTCGTCGCATAATCCGTAATGCTTGTCTTAATTGCCGCGACCATCGCATCTTTGCTGCGCGTGGTGGCCTTCGTATCGTATAACGCCTTCGTGGCGATTACTACATAGACATAATCAGGAACCACAATTTCAGGAAGCACTCCAATAACCTGACGCGGAATAACCACGGTCTGCATAATGTTATTGTGCGTCGAGTCAGTGAAGCGCAATCCCACCTTGGGTTTCAAGGCAATATAAACATGCCCGTATGCAGGGCGTTCCTTCGCGTCATTCGGATTGCCCTCCTCCCCACCAAAGACGTTAATCGCCGCAATGCTATCCCCATACTCCGCAAGAATCAATGACTTATAGTCATCTCCGGTGACGCAGCGATTTTGTGCGGAATACATGAGTGGCGCGATATAGCGAATTTGGTCGACATCTTCCGCGTCGGACCCATTATAACTCGCAACAGTATCGGCATCAATCGTCGCAGTCACACCACGGGCGAGCCCAGAGAAGGAGGGGTCGTTGATGGTGAAGGGACCGTCAATTCCATTGCCGGCAGCGCCGCGACTGATGTAATAATCCACAAGAACAATATTGCCATGTAACAACTTCTTCCCAATGACACCATTACCAAACGTCAATTCAGGATAGCCGTTATACGCTTCACTCACGAGGAAAATTGCATTTGCCTCATTGACGAGTGCGACATTAGTTGGTTGGAGAAATGTCGTGCGTGTATTGGCTGACGCACTCTCCTGCACAACGACGCTGATATGCGAGAAGTCCGCATTCGCGTTGGGTATAATAAAGCGTTGCGTTGGGTCATTCACATCGACGGTGAATTGATAATCGGCAGGACGCCCCTCAACGAGCAGCACATCTGACGCCTCATAGTTGTTCGCTGTGGTGGTATTCTGAAGCAGCGCCGTATCGTCCACTGTATAGAATAGGTAAGACGTGTCGTCGTTCAGTTCAAACTTTGTGTTCTTGGACAACGTGACGGAGGTTGCTGAAGAACTGGTCATGGTCGCCGTCACGTTTGTGGTAATCACCGCGCTCTGTGTGCCGTGCGAATTGTACCCCAACATCTTGGCATGAGAAACAATCGACGACCGGAGTTGTGCGGTGTCCAGAAACGATTCATTCACCGCAGCGGTTACATAATAGTTATTGTAGAAGGTCACATACGCCAGCACACGCGACAGCAAACGTAGGCCGCTCCCCGTGAAGTCATAATCCGAAAAGGTCGGATCATCCTTCATGAAGGTGACCAGATTACTCAGAATCTGATCGTAGTCCAATTCTGTGATCGGAAGTTGTGCGGGTGTAGTGGCCATGGCTTATCTTAATCTGCTGAGATATAATGTTAGCGTTACGGGCGCCACTTGATTCGCAATGGTGAAAAGGAAATCGATATCATATCCCTGTTCATCACTGGTTGGCATTGCCGTAAGTTGGCGGATGCGGACACGCGGCTCATACGCATCAACCGTAGCTCGTATCTCATGCTGTAGCATCACCGTCGTAATCGTATCGATGGGTTCGAACAACAACGTGAAGATGCGCGAACCAAATTCGGGAAAGAACGGCGTTTCTCCCGCACGCGACATGATTAGAAGTTTCAGTGATCGTTTCACCGCATCGGCATCGGACACCGTCACCACATCAGACGTTACTACGTTCCGTGCAAATGTCAACGAGACATCCTTATACGGCCGCGTCTTAGTGAAAATGGTTGATATCTCAGGCATGTGTCTCTAGTATTTAGTATGTGAGATTAACGGTACCAAGGTCCGTTGACACCCAGTTCGCCATCTGGCGTATCGCCCACAGGGGCGCCCACGGGATACCACTGGGGCGACCCGGTGGCGGACCCAACTGAACTGATGATGTCAATCACCTGAAACCATTTACCATTATACAACGGTGTGGGACTCTTATACGCTATCGCATCGACAGCATGCCCGTTGGCCATCGTCTGGCCACCCGACTTTCCGACATGTCCCCATTCACCAGGCAACGCGCTGACCACCGCTTCGACAAATGCCCCGCCGCCATCGTGAGTAGTAAAATCCCACGCAACCCCGCCGGGCCCGAGCGCGTCAAAGACCGACTGGACGATACTCATCTCGTTTGGTACGGTGCCGTCTGGCTCGCCATGATCACCACCACCGGAGGCAGCATCTTCTCCGGCACTTCCCATTCCGGGCGCCGTCGCATCACCAATCACGATATCTGGACACAAGGCAAGCTGCCGCTTCTCTACGATTTGTAATTCCGCATCAACCTTATCAAAATACTCCGCCTGTTCGCGCAGCGCGGCCGCGCGGTCTTCTCCGGTTTTCTCGGTAATCAGAAAGAGCCCCGAGTGAAACGTATCATCAAAATCTCGCGTGAGCGCCGTACGGCGCAATCCCGTCGATACGAATGATACATGAATCCATGGCGATCGACGCATACTATAGTTGAGAATCACCTGATCGAACTGCAATGTCTTGACAATAAAATCGGCGACCTCATACAGCAATGTATCTGCCGCACTCGGAATGATAATATCAGCCGCTTGGCCACGTTCGTGCGGCCCGATTCCGGTATTCACTTGACGAAACCCACTCACAATAACAATGCCGGGATATTTCGCCTTGACGGGTTCCAACACATTTTTACACAAGAGCGACAGGTTGTAGAGAATATCGTCTTGAAGCAGCCCAAGCTGTTGTGTAATGCCGTTCTTCGCGAGACTCGATAGCGGAATGCATTCGATATCCACACCCACCGGAGCGGTCCCGGCGGCGAGCGCCACGGAGACCTCGGAAAGCGCAAATCCAAACGAGTCCGCCGCGCCGAGGCGGCCGCCTTTACTGTTCTTATTACCCTGCGCGGTACCAGTCAGAGCGCGCCGACCACCGAGCGAGCGTAAGGTTATAAGAGATGACCAATACTCACTCCATCCCACATAGACCTGGTCGTCGTCTAACACCATCGGCGTGCGGGCCTGCTGCATCCAAGATGCAAGTGCTTGGCTACCGCGTGATCTTCCGCCGTGGGATTGGTCCCAACCCTCTGAACTAGAAATCTGCGCTTTGAGCCACGCATCATCGGTCAGATCACGAACGATTTCTGCGTTGAGCGTAACGGCCGTCTGATCCGGTCCGACAAGATATGGGGGCGCAGAGAGTTGTTGTTGTACGAATGCCATTATAACTCCACATCATCAAGATCTTCGTCCGGGGTGAGTGGAAGGCCTTCAACTACCGATCCGGTAGAATCCACATACCCGGCCGTTTCATCTATTGGTGGTTCCTTTTTATCCACGAATATCGCCACGCCGGGTTGTGAATAACTATCCGCCAACATTCCCACCGTGAAGGAGGTCCCCCCAAGTGCGGTACTTTTCGGGACCGGACCGGGTGGCGTTTTTACGAACTTTCCATAATAGTCCGTCCGTGTCAGATACTCAACTAACGGCAAATTCTCGGGAACAGTATGCTTCGATGTTGGGGTCGTTCGATTTCCTTCGAGTGCAGGACCCTCTGTTTCGGGGATGTCTTTCAGCGCCTTACGGGTATCCATGTGCGCCTGATACTGTACAGCATCCTCCACTTCTTCGCGGGTGTCGAACTGGAGTTCCCGATAGTCTATGGCCGCTTGCGTAGTAGCGTGATAGATGAGTGGATTGCCCAACGGATTCTCACGAGGTTTCGACAGCTTCGTTGGATTCGCCGGATCATACTCAGGCAACTCCGAAGCATAGTCTGTTGGTGGTGTCTTGGTCGTGCCCTTCTCTTGATCAAGACCTGCTACCAGTCTTATCGCCAGGGCGCCAGCTACACCCGCGGCCGGCAGCGTCAATATCCCTCCCGCGGCAGCTAGAATCGCACTTTGGGTCTTAATAGCCGTTTCGGTCAATCGTTTTTGCGCTGCCATCTTCTTTGCTGCGAGCGGATAGTCTCGTGCGTATTCTTTCGTCAGGAACCGAACCGCAGGCCCCGACATCGTCGTCACAGGCACACCCGGCAATTTAGCATAGCGCAAATCAACCAGCTTGCCGTCTAATTTTGCCGTCTTCCTGGCGCGAAGATTGATATTCTCCGCATAGACATTAAAATCCTTCTTCGACTGGATATTAACGCCTTCGTCGCCCTGAAGATGCACTTCGCCCTTTGAGTGTATTGTTGCGTTCCCATCGACAGAGAAGTTACAATCTCCCTTGACTTTAACATTATGGTCGCCCATGCTAATCTGATAGCCGTGGGACATCGACTTATACACCACTTTGCCGTCAGGATGCATCTCAACGAACGACCCCGAGCGATGGAAGATGTGGACACGTTCCGCGCCGGGCGTGTCGTCCCACTCTTCCACGTGCCCCGATGCTGTCTGTCGCGCGTGGTTATGTGGATACTGGGCAGCATACGGCGAGGCAGGTTCACTCCAAGTGCCTCCGGCCGACGCACCACCCTGCTTATCCGCATATATCATATTCAGACCCACATGAAACCCCGGCAATTTTGTAAAACTTTTTAGCGGATTTAACTTACTAGTCAGGTGACGAACCCAGAAGCTGGGCGCGCCAGAACCGACAGCAATACCTAACGCTAGCAGTTTCCGCTTGTCCCGAAGCACACGGTCCAGCCACGCAGCCTCACCGCCCTGCGCCAGTCGCGAAATGGACGGCCTATCAACGTCGTCCTTTTGTGGATTGGGAATTCGATTACGATTCTCTTTGATGAGGACACCGACCACGGTCGCGGCCGACGCGATGGAGGCAAATTGCCCCGCCATCGAAGAGATTTGCGCTTGTCGGTGTTTGAGTTTTGTTGCAAAGGCGACCGCGGCTGACGACGAGATGTTCCCCACTCTCATACCAGAGAATTGTGCTAACTCGCTCGCACTCGTGAATGTATCCGCCACGACGGCCGTAGAACGAAACGTCACATCCTGTATGGAGGTCTGCCCTTTTTGCAATGCGCGTCCGGCGGCATCAAAGCCTTTGGCGGCTTCTGTCAATGAGGAGGCAAACAACACCGCAGATTCGCGTGCTTGAAGGGCGGTTTTAACCGCGGCAAAGGCGCCGCTGGTCATCCCCGCGGCGCTCGTGACAGCACCAAGCCTGCCTAGCAGTCCGGGCTTTGGAGATGCCGGCGCCGCGTCGCGACTCAGTGGTGGCTCCGCGCCTATGGAGAGTTCTCCACCGGTCCGCATATCACGAAACCCGTCCGAGAGGTTAGCAATAACGGATGCCGCGGCATTAATGAGCGTTAGAGTTGTATCGGCCATGTGTTATGGTTGGACAATGGCGGGTAGTACACCAAAGATGATGGGCTGCTGCCCAACATGCGCATCTAGAAAGAATCCAATCACCCAATCCCCCTGCACATAATTAGGGAGTATTCGGGCCTGCGTTACCGGCACCAACGCATACGCCCACGGGAGATCGTCGGTGGGTACCGGGTCTATACTTCTATCGTTCCATCCAAAGATACGCACCTTGCATCGCCCAACGTTCAACGGGTCGTCCAGCGATTCAACGACACCAATAAACCAAACGAAGCCGTCTAGTCCAAGTCGATGTGAAACTGTATCTGATGCCATAATATACTCTATGTTACTACGTCAACGTCTGTTGTATCTTCTGCATATGATATCAGCGGCGCACCCAACGAGTCGCGAGTCGCTTCAATGTGCATACGATACTCCATCACCCCCGTCGAGATTTGAACTAGATTGTGCCGTACATTGGTTACAAGATGGCGGCCGCTATGAAATGGTGTGGGTGTCTGACTCACGGGCGCACTCAAATTGTGAGGCGCATCTACGATAAGTCTCGTTGAAGGATAGTTTAGAATAATCACCGTACCGGCACGCAAATTAGGCTGCCCCGGCACTTCTAACACGGTGCAAAGATGTTGAATTTCGCGCAGTTGTCGATTGCGCAGCACGACCGATTCGTGCCTACGATTGGGTGGGATTACTCCCTCATTCTGTTTTCGGTACGCGGATTCTGAACTGCTCGTGTCCGACAACGCGGTGAATATTTTAGTGTTGCGGTCAATGCTCTGATCGAAATTGTCTGGGTAAAGAGGAAATTTATCTAAGTGGTCATCTTTGAACGTCTTAAATGTTTCGGTATATCGCGAATCCACTTCGTCGAATTTTCGCGCAAAGAAATCTAGATGCAACATTCGGCTGCGAAGCACACCCGTCGTAACATCCGACAACACATCTAATGTGCGCTTTTGCTGAAGTTGAATAATGCTACTAAACGCTTGGGCTTCGTCAATGACCCGCGCACCCGTCAATTTATTTGCATTGACTTGAAAGGTCGCGACCTCCTTGCCCGCTGGATATTTTTGAAGAATTCCGCGAATGCTCCTAAAATAGAATCCGTCTAATGTTTCATAGAAGAGAAAATTGCTGGCATACGGCGCCTCTTCCGTCAACGACAGTGCCGTAAAGTAATTGATGGCTTGTAATGGCGTATAGTTGGGAATAAGCACATCAATCATTCCCGACGTTCTCTCCACTGCATGAAGACGGTCGTCCTCGATTCCTAATCGCGTTTTCATGATGTCTTTGACGGCATCCACACACGTCTCTGTATATCGCTTGGTCATGCGTGAAGACATGCTCGTGAAGAATTCGGGCGTAACTAAGTTAATCGTATAGAGCCGTTCTTCATTTTTAGGAAACGATTGATCGCCAATTTTACGAATACGAAAAGCTCGCTTAAAGATATTTTCTTCACCCAAATAATCAATGACAAACTCAATAAACAGATATTCCGTACCCACCAACGGAAAATATTCAGGGTACCCATCCGTTTCCTTGAGTCGCACCGTTCCCGAGAGCGTGTTCTGAAAGATGCTTTCGTAGATATCCAACGACACAACACTCGCGGAGATATCTTGACCAGACTCT